ACAGCGGTGATCACCTTGGCCTGGTTGAGACCGAATTGGTTGAAGATGAATTCATCCGGATGAATGGGTTCTATATTGAATGGGGCTAGTTTCTCCATTGGGAAGTGTTTGAGATTAGTTGTGACGATCGCGTCGCTTCGAGAAACTATAGCTGCGGCGAGGACATGTCTGTCGTTAGGGTCTGGCAAATCAACACATGGGATAAGTTGCTCGTAGCCAGTCACAAGACAGTCCATGACCGATTCGTTCATCAAAGTGCGTGTTCGTTGAAGCTTTTCTTTGTCTAGATCGGGCCTGTTTGCTAATAGGTTTCTTATCCATTCATCATGAATTTGATTTGTCCATTTGGCTCGAAAAAGCCCGGTCGTTGCGAGTTGTATCAATAAATCTCGCAACGGTGCCGGGTAAAATACGCAGGCGTCAAAGAACGCAGTATAGGCCGATTGCCTAGTATCCAAGCCCCATTTCCTGTCCGAGTCGGACCAGTTCGTCTAAAGACCTCTCTCTTTCGGCCTCAAATTGCTTTTTATAGTTGGCTAGATCGAGAAAGCGAACTCGCCGATGCGCGCCCACTTTATGGTGGCCAATCTTTCTCTCATTCAACAATTTGATCAGATAGGGTCGTGACACATTCAAGAAGTCTGCTGCTTCTTGTGTGGTCAATTCCGCATGGATGGGCATAATGCTTACCGCATTTCCCTCCGCCATCTCAGTGAGAATGTGGAATATCAACCGAGTTGCCGATTGAGGAATTGTTAGCTCGGTATCGTCATCTAAGCGAATACGCAGCCCATTTGTCGGCCTACTGCGCGAAAGAGTGCGACTAGCTTCAGCGGCCAGCCTGCTGTCTGCTTCTGTTGGCAACGCCACCTCAGCTTCAGTTGGCTTAGATTTTCTGATTAGAGCCTCAGCGATTGCAGCCATTGGACCTACTCCTTATGCAGCTCATATATACACTAACACGTTTAAACGCAATAAACGAATTAAACGCAGTAAATGAAATATCTGTAATAACTGAATTGCTAAGGTTTACAAAAGGTTCCACACAACAGCCCAACCAAAGATAGTAACATTAGCCATATCTTCTCTTTTTCAACCATGGAATCCAGCGCCAGCAGTCGCCCGCTGCTTCTTAGTGAGTCCCTTAATAGCGCAGTCGCTTTCCCACAGAGCGCCAGTAGCGAGCGTGGTACCGGAAATCGAACTCGCTCAATACCTGATATGATTGCTTCAATGCATTTATTGTGAAAAAAAATACAAACTAGAAAAAAAGTCCTTGACAGCGTCGCGCTGTCGGGGATAGGTTTCGCCACGCTCCCGAATTGGGCAATGGCCTCGGGCGAGCGCCTCCTTCCAGAAATCCAGGTCCTACCATGACATCCGATCGGGCGGCTCTGCCGCATCCCAACGAGAGGCTGCGCCAGCTCGCCTTGCTGCAGCTCGACAGACTCGCTGAACACTATGAGGATCCAAACCGCGAGCTGACCCTTCCCGAACACGAACGTCTCGCCAGATCGCTGATCGCCATAACCAAACTTGCCGGACAGTTGTTCGGCCCCGAGGAGAACGCGCCGTCGCGCAAGATCGGCGAGGCGCTCAAGAAGGAGGACGATGCCATCCGAGCCGAGTTTGCAAGACGACTTGCTACAATGCTTCGTGGAAAACAAATGGCAGCGGCTGCTGAAGCGGACGAAGCGCGACCACCTGACAAGGCTACTCCTTGATTTCAATTGCTGGTGCCGGCCCAACCAGATCGAGCCGCCGCACGAAGATTGGCGTCTGTGGCTCATTCTGGGGGGCAGGGGGTCGGGAAAATCCCGCACCGGCGCTGAATGGATAAAACAGAGAATTCGCTACGCCAGTCATCCCCTGCGGGTGGCGCTCGTCGGACCCAGTTTTCAGGAAACCCGCGCCGTGATGGTCGAAGGAGAATCGGGGCTTTTGTCGGTGCATGCCTATGACGATTCCCGCCCCTCGTTTCTGCCGTCGAAACGCGAAATCCTTTTTCCCAATGGAACGATCGCCCAGCTTTTTTCAGCCGACTCGCCCGATTCCCTGCGTGGCCCGCAGTTTCACCTCGCCTGGTGCGACGAGCTTGCCAAGTGGCGGTATGCCGAGCAGGCCTGGAACATGTTGCAATTTGCCCTAAGGCTTGGCGAACGGCCGCAGCAGACGGTCACCACCACCCCCCGTCCGCTGCGGCTGCTCAAGGACCTCATGCAGGACTCCCAAACCGTTCTCACTCGCTCGCCAACGAGCGACAACCGTGGTCCACTTGCCCCGTCCTTTTTTCGCGAGCTGCAGCGCCTCTACGGCGGGACCAAGCTTGCGCGGCAGGAACTTATGGGAGAACTCATCGATGAGGATCCGGATGCTCTTTTCAGCCGCGATCTCATCGACAGATGCCGCCTCAAGGCAGCCCCGCCGCTGACCCGCATCGTCGTTGCCGTCGATCCGCCGGTCTCGGCGTCCAAGAGGTCCGATGCTTGCGGGATCGTCTGTGCCGGGATCGATGAGGAAGAGCGCGCCTACGTGCTTGACGATCATACGAAGCAAGGCTTGAGCCCGAGCCAATGGGCAAAGAAGGCGATAGCGCTCTACCATGCGCGCAAGGCGGATGCGATCGTCGCCGAGGTCAATCAGGGCGGCAACCTGGTGATGGAGGTGTTGCGCAATATCGATCCGACCGTTCCGGTCAGGAATGCCAGGGCAGCGCGCGGCAAGTTTCTTCGCGCCGAGCCGGTTGCCGCGCTCTACGAGCAGGGAAGAGTGTCCCATGTCGGCGCCTTTCCCGAACTCGAGGACGAGATGTGTTCGCTCACCCTGAAACCTGTAGGCGGCACGAGCCCCGACCGGGTGGACGCCCTTGTGTGGGCACTGACCGACCTGCTTCTGCGCCGCTCCCATCGGCCGCGCGTGCGATTTATCTAGCCGAAGGAATCAAGTGAGCTTTCGAACTGTCTTGTTCCGCCGCCGGCGGGCGCCTCGCCCGTTCGAGCAGAAGCAGAGCGCTGCAGCCCCGCTGATCGCCCTCTACACCGGCCGCCAGCCGCAATGGATCGCGCGCAATGTTCAGGCCTTCGCCAAGGAAGGCTTTGCCGGAAATGCCATTGGCTATCGTTGCGTGCGGATGATTTCGGAGGCCGCAGCCTCCGTGCCGTTGCTCCTCTACGAGGGCGAACGCGAGCACGCCGCTCATCCGCTGCTTGACCTTCTCGCCCGTCCCAATCCCTTTGAAGACGGCCAGAGCTGGTCTGAATCGATCTACGGCCAGCTTCTCGTCACCGGCAACGCTTTCCTTGAAGCGGTCGCCGTGAACGGCGCGGTGAGGGAGCTCTACGTCCTGCGCACCGACCGCATGAAAATAGTTCCGGGTTTGAGCGGCTGGCCCGAGGCCTTCGACTATACCGTCGGTGGTTCGACGATCAGGTTCAGGCAGGAGCAGGTGGATGGCGTCCGTCCCATCCTTCACCTCAAGCTCTACAATCCCACCTGCGATCACTACGGGCTTTCGCCCTTTGCCGCCGCCGCGCGCGGCATCGATATCCTCAACGAGGCCGATGCCTGGAACAAAGCGCTCCTCGACAACAGCGCCAGGCCCTCGGGAGCTCTCGTCTACCGCAGCACCGAAGGCGGCGGTAATCTCACCGAGGATCAGTTCAATCGCCTCAAGCAGGAGCTCGAACAGTCCTATCAGGGTGCCGCCAACGCCGGCCGCCCGCTCGTTCTTGAAGGCGGGCTCGACTGGAAGCAGATGGGCTACAGCCCCAAGGACATGGAATACATCGAAACCAAGCACGAAGCCGCCCGTGAAGTCGCCCTGGCCTTTGGTGTCCCGCCGATGCTTTTGGGAATTCCCGGCGACAACACCTACGCCAATTATGCGGAAGCCAACCGCACCTTCTGGCGGCAAGCCGTCCTGCCGATCTTGTCTCGCACGGCGAAGGCCTTGACCGGTTGGCTCGCGCCCGCCTTTGGTTCCTCCCTGTCCATTGCCTTCGACACCGATTCGATCGCCGCGCTCTCCGTCGAACGCGAGGCGCTCTGGCAGCGGTTGCAGCAGTCGAGCTTCTTGACCGTCAACGAGAAACGCGCGGCCATCGGCTACGAACCGCTGCCGCAGGGCGATCGGCTCGCCTGAGCGATCACACGGCAAGACGCATGAGTTTTTCCGGCTATGCAAGTCTGTTCGGCATTCCCGACGCGGCAGGCGACATCATTGTCCGCGGTGCGTTTCAGGGCTCGCTTGCCCGGCGCGGCTGAGGGAACTGCGCTCTCTCCTTCCTCAACCGTCATGGCCGGACTTGATCCGGCCATCTCTCTTCGCAGCGTTTGCAGATGCGCGGATCAAGTCCGCGCATGACGGTCTCGTTAATCTTAAGCGTCCACTCCGTACACAGACGATCTTAAAGTAACAAACCCCATGCCGGCATTTCTTCGACGAGCGCCTTTGATCGAACCCCTGACTCTCGCTCAGGCCAAGGCACATCTGCGGATTGGCGAGGACGCCGAGGATGAAACCATCGTCGCTCTCATCTCGGCTGCCCGCGCTCACATCGAGCAAGCCTTCTCCTTGGCCCTCATCGCTCAGTCCTGGACCATGGTTCTCGACCGCTGGCCCAGGGTTCCGGAAATCACGCTTCCGCTGTGGCCGTTGATCAGCATCGACAAGGTCAAGGTTGTCGGCGAAGAGGGTGCTGCACTCATCATCGATGAAGCTCACTATGTTTCCCTGCTCGCCGTGCGGCCGGCGCGGCTCTTGCGCCGGCCCGACCGTCACTGGCCTCAGCCGGGAAGGAGCGCCTGCGGCATCGAAATCGAGTTCACCGGCGGTTTTGGATCTGCCGCGGCAGACGTGCCGGAACCCATCCGCCAGGCGCTGAAGATTCATCTTGCGGCACTCTACGACGATCGCGAAGGAGGCGCATCTCCGGGTGTCCCCGCTGCCGCCGCAGCGCTTCTTTCGCCCTATGCTGCGGTCGGTCTGTGATGCGCATTGCCGAGTTCGATCATCGCCTCGTCCTCGAAACCCCGCAGATCGTCGAGGATGAAAACGGCGGTCACACCAAAAGTTGGCGGCCGCTGCTGACCCTTTGGGCAAAGGTCATTCCCTTGTCCGGCTCCGAGTTTGTGCTCGCCGCGTCGTTGCGCTCGGAATTGTCGCATGAAGTCGTCCTTCGCTATCGCGGCGAGCTCAAGCCCACGATGCGTCTGACCGCCCCCAACCGCACATTGGAAATCATCGCAGTGCTGGGCCAGTCCCTTCCCAAACATTGGCCGGTTTGCCATTGCCGCGAGGTGCCCTTGCAATGAATGCTACGCTCGATCTTCAGACCGCGCTTCGCAAACACCTTCTCTCATCTGCGGACGTGACCCTGGTGCTGGGCGCGCATGCGGTGTTCGACGAAGTCCCTCAAGGCACCCCATTTCCATACCTCTACATGGGAGATATCGAGACCCGCGATTGGAGCACCCAGACGAAGCGTGGACACGAGCATTCGGTGGGAATTCACGTCTGGTCCGATTATTGCGGCCGCAAGCAGGCGCTCAATATCATCGAGGCCGTCGATACAGCACTTGAAGATGCCGCGCTGCCGCTCGCCGATCACACCTTGATCAGCCTGAAGACGCTGTTCTGGACGGTGCTGCACGAGCTCAACCGCGGTCTCTACCACGGCATCATGCGACTGAGAGTCGTGACCGAGTCCAACAGCTAGAACGGAAAGCGTCCCCCATGGCCCCGCAAAAAGGCCGCGACCTGCTTTTGAAAATCGATTCCGCCGGCACCGGCGCCTACACGACCGTTGCCGGTCTCAGAACCAACGCATTGGCGCTCAATGCCCAGTCGATCGACATCACCCACCAGGAGTCGGCCGGCGCCTGGCGCGAGCTTCTCGATGGGGCAGGGGTTCGCTCTGCCAACATTCGGGGCAGCGGTATCTTCCGCGACGAGGCCTCCGATGCCACCGTGCGTGAGGTGTTTTTTTCAGGCCTCACTCGCAATTGGCAGATCGCCATCCCGAGCTTCGGCATCATCGAGGGCAAATTCCAGATCGTCGCCCTTGAATATTCCGGCCAGCACGACGGCGAGCTGTCCTTCGAGCTCGCGCTCGAATCGGCAGGCGAGCTCGCCTTCACCGCCGTCTGAGACTCCCATGGCAAATCCACATCGCGGTGAGATCGAAGCAGAGCTCGGCGGCGCAACGTGGCGCTTGTGCTTGACCCTCGGCGCCCTGGCGGAACTTGAATCCGAATTCGGCGACAGCGATATTCTCTCGCTCGCCGAGCGCTTTGATAAAGGGCGCATCAGTGCATCCGATGCGATCCGCATCATCGGCGCCGGTCTTCGCGGTGCCGGCCACGACATCTCCAATGTCGAGGTGTCCCGATTGACCGCCGCCGACGGTGCCGTGACCTATATCGAC